CATGTGTGAAGGAGTGGGACGTGGACTATTTCAAGAAAAACGGATCATTCGAATTCATGAAAGCTGACGAACTTGAAAAAGAAGACAAGTACATCTCCGTGGCGTATAATGGTATGGGCTTCTTCGCGTGTCGTAGGGAAGTTCTGGAGAAGATGCAGTATCCATACTTTAGTTACCCTCTCATTGAGATTGATGGAATGAAAGATATGTGTTCTGAGGATGTCGCCTTCTGTAAAAATCTCAAGGATACAGGTTTTGAAGTAATCGTGAATACGACTCTTCGTCTCGGACATGAGAAAACTGTGACCATCTAATTTAAAGTTATGAACAGTTAGAAAGTAAATGTGGTTCTTCGAACATCTGAAATCCTTGGAAGAACCCACGTGTGATCAGAAAGTTTGGTGTCAACACCCTGAAAAACTGACCGTCCTATTCATCGAAGGAGATCGAAAACCATTGACAAAGTTTAATCTATGGAACATCGCTCACGTATATGGTGGTACCAATGTTGGACTCCATATCCTCTGTTCCCCTCGAAACTTGAAGGATATGAAAGAGTGGACCAAGGATTGGACCAATGTTACGATCACGTGGGATGCTCTCCAGTCTGTCGATGAATATAACACCTTCTCATGTTCATCAGAATTGTACAGTCGCTTCACTTCGACTCATCTGTTGTTGATGCAATGGGATTCCTATATCTTCAAGCCTATCGATGAGAAGTTTTTCGAATATGACTATGTTGGAGCACCATGGAGAGAGGCTGTCATCGACAGTAATTGTTCATGGAAAAAGCCTGAAGACATTGGTGACACACCACATGCTCGTGTAGGTAACGGTGGTTTCTCGTTGCGTAAAGTGTTGCCGTGTTATCAGTACTGTATCGAGAACACTGACAAAAATAAAAAACTCGACGATGTCTTTTTTTCTTTCGACACGACATTGAACATCCCATCGAAGGAAGTCGCCTACGACTTTGCCGTCGAAACGAAGCTTCGAGATGTTGATCCACCAAAGTCACCCGTTGGTATCCACAAGATTTGGGACTATCCGGGAGAATTTGGAGAAGAAGATTTTAAACGATGGTTAAAGAACTATTGAATGAGATTATTTATGATTCTTAAAGCCTCTTGATCATTAACTTGCCACCATGTTCCATGAAACACCTTTTGTAAAAACTCGGGAACATTCGTATGGTCTATGGTAATTTCTTTCGATGGTAATACGATCCACGAATCATCTCGGAGAGTGGAAAGGACACCACCATCATGAGAGATGACGGGCTTTCCAAAATACTTTGCTTCGAGCATCGGTAGACCCACACCCTCACCATGTGTAAACGAAACGACATAGTCACATATATTGTAGAGACCAGCCATCTCATCGTGACTCAAGCGGTTTGTGATGTACTTTATGTTTTTGGATTCGGGTAGGTTGTCCAGTTTGTTTGTCTTGACGATAAGTTTATGATCAGTCCCTTCAAGAACCTTTTTGAAAGTTTCCGAAAGGTTCACGAGATTTTTTCGAACATCGTTTGTCCCCACATACAAGAAAACGCGTTTATTGGGGTGTATCGTTTTTTCAATGACTTTGGGTGTTTCGCGGATCAGTGATGAAGTGTATCGATTAAGAGCTTCACACCGTACACCGTGTTTCTGTAAAATGTTTTTCAGGTAATCATATGGGACTATAACCCTGTCAAATTTTTTCATACATTCTATAATGTCCGGGTGTACATCAGATGTTTCAAACATCGTAAACAACTGAACATGTTTACCCGGAAATTGTTCTATCCACTTTGACCACATGGGAAAGGTCTCTACCAGTTCCGAAATAGTCACTGTATCAGGTGTGTCATCATCGGATAGTCCGAGATCTTGCTTTAAATAAACCCTTCCGACGATATTTCCAAACATTATATTATATGAGCGTCATGCTTTTAAGTATGGAAACGCGATAATCTCCGCATCAGGAATGAATCCAGTCTATCTTTATCTGTTTAAAGACTTTCGTGTATGTGTAACCAGATGAAATTATCATATGCCATTACGGTTTGTAACGAATCAAAGGAACTCTATTCACTCATCGCGTTTCTGAAAAAGGTGAAAGACTCGGAAGATGAAATAAACATTCTCGTCGATTCTACTCACGTGACACATAATGTTCGAGATGTTCTCAGATTTTACGAAAAAGATATCGTCGTGAACGAACGTGCTTTCGACGGAGACTTTTCGAAACACAGGAACTTTCACAACTTCAAGTGTTCGGGTGACTACATCTTTCTCATAGATGCAGATGAGATGCCACAAGAACTTCTCATCAAGAATATCAAGTCCAACATAGAACAATCTGGTGGTGATGTATTCATGGTTCCCCGAATCAATATTCACCCGGGTTCAACAAAAGAATGGCTCGACGCATGTAACTTCAAAGTAAATGAAGTTGGGTGGATCAATTGGCCGGATTACAACTGTCGCATCTTCAAGAATGAGCCAGCAAAGATTCGTTTCACGAACAGTCTTCATGAAAGTATCACGGGTTTTGAAAAGAGGATCGCCATCGAAGCGAGGCCCGAACTTGCCATCTGGCATATCAAATCAGTAGAAAAACAGGATAATAGATGGGACGATGGAAAGTATGTAGTACCAGGTGAACAAAACCTGTACGACAACCTTATGTAATCCAAATAAAATGTCAGGATACTACAAGATATGTCTCGATACGAAGAAATCTACAACACGGCCAAGGGTGTCGTGAATGGTAGCGTTGATATCGAAATACCGGCCATCTCCGTATTTGTTATTTTGGTATTGTCCCTTATATACATGGTCACGACGTCGATCAGCATTGACGTGTATTCGAGGTGCAGTGATGTCAAGGGTAAGAAGATGTACGACACGTTGTTCAAGTACATGTCCCACAGTTTGGTAGCTGCCCTCACCATACCATTGACCCTCGTACTCACTAAGATGTTCAACAACGATACAGGTGCGTTCATGATGCTCTACGGCATCTTGGGTCTTGTCGTTTCGTTGGCAGCCGTCGACCTGACACGAAAGTGTAACGTAAAGGATCAACTCAAAGTGATGTGGTCTCGTTTTTCGTTGGGTCTTCACACGATCGTGTTGCTCACCGGTTTATTTTTATCGGCTAGGACTGTAGCATGAAGGAAGCCATCATGTCCCTATGGGTGATCTTGATCTACGTGATGCGTAGATCAGGAACACTATCCATGGATGAAAAACTATATATTTTGGACCTCATAGGCTATATATCTAGAAGAGCGGGACGAGGGGATGGATCGACTCTGTTAGGAGAAGTGACGCGATACCTACCATCGCCAGACGACCATTCACCAGCTCCGTCTCTGGCTTCCAGAACCCTTGAACGTAGCCCTCATCCTTAGGATTCGCCGCTGTTCCGAGAAACGCCAGACTGGCAACAGCGATAGAAAGGCCGATGTTATCGTGAAACTGGGTACTGATAGGGTTACCAGTCATCACTTCGTCAATCACGGCAGAAGTGAAGCCAATCATTGCCGCACGCCCATTAACACGCTCAGCAACAGAAAGGTAGTCATTGGGACGACCGATCGCTTTCATGGGAAGCTTCTTGGAAGACTTCTTGGGAACGACAGGTGGTCGGACACTGGAGGCAACAGTAAGGCACTGCATTATATCTTCTTATCCGTTCTTTCTTTTAAGTAGATGACGTGTAAAATGTAGAGGTTCACGATCAATCCCAAGATTGTGATCGCAACAGTGTTATTCATTCCAGTTCTGTAGTGATAAGATAACCATAATAGACCTGTGAGTAGACTCAGTGTCGCGGTCTTTTTACCGACCCGAACCTCTCTGGTCTCTATGATTTCTTTGAGGTTGTCCCACATTTGATAGATGCCGATGAGTATCGCCACGAATGCATCGAGCTCCATCTTACCAAATATAAATATTTTTTTATCATAAATGGAAGTCATACTCGCGAAGTTCTCAGGAAAGATCGATGTCAAGAGTGTTGAAAAGTGCTACAATGAAATCAGGGAGAAGTATCTGAAGGATGGTGTACAGAAGTCTGACCTTCCTCCGATCGTCACTCGCTTGATGCTCGAGGCTGCGAAGTTCAAGAAGCTCAAGGGTCCCGAGAAGCGTGAACTCGTCATTGGTATCATCGATAAAATCATCGAAGACATTGAACCAGGTGACAAGGATACCGAGTTTGAGATGGTTCTCAAGACGTTGGTCCCCTCTATGGTGGACAGTTTCGCGGCTCTGCTAAAGGTGAATAAGGCTTTGTGTTGTTTGAAGTAAAAGGATGAAGTTCCCCACACTTGAAACGATGGTCGAATACGGCATATATACTGTGAAGGATCTCATACTTTTTTCACAAGATAGACTCGTTCCGAGAAATACAAAGGTCTACCACGACTGTCCAGAATGTCATCTCGTATCAGTTGATGTAACATGTCCCAGGTCACATAAAAAAAATCTGATGGTATATTAAATGTCTAACGCTATTTTGCCGTTGGTCCTGTTGGGGTCGATGGGTAGCTCTGCGGCGGCCATCGCCTATGGTATCCAAACCGAATGGGAGTTCTTGGGAATCAAGAAGAAAGAGCCCGAACCCGTTTACACACCCCCTGTTGAAACGCAGGGGTTGATGGGTGGAGGAAGCATGGCGTCGGAAAGTTTCGTCATCCAGGGTAACGGTGATGACGACGACATGTCTATCATCGATACGGAAAATGCTCTATTAGATCAAGAATCTAATAAATATGTATCGACTGGTGATCCTACTAGTAATATAGCTGCCCTTACGGGTATGCCTGTCAACTGTGGTCTCGACGGTGAGGATCAGACAGCCTTGAGAAGTTTCATTTTCACTTCTGTCAGTGATGGTGATATCTATAAATCTAACTGTTCCTCTATCAGTAACCCCGGTGAACTGAAATTTGGAAACGTCGGTAACTACGTCACGTCTCGCAGTGGTACTATTGATGATATACATGGGGCCCAGGCTCTTTGTTCTTCTAACCAAGCCCTCGTGGGCTTCGTACTCGACCAGAACAGTTCCGGGACGAAGGCTGGATACAAGTATGACTGTATCAACCTCAAGGGTCCTGCGAAGATTCGAACTGCGTTGTCACCCTACAAGACATACAGTGCCAATGCTCCCGAACAGGTACTAAAGGACATAGGTGCGATCGCGTGCAATGATGATGAACTCCTTCAAGGGTTCGCAGCTGAAAAGAGTGGGTCCAACATGCGTTACATCTACAGATGCGTCACTCCTGGCTACGAGGAGGATTAATGACCAGGCCCAACGCCGATTCTAAACTATTTTGATTACGTTGAAGTGGTTTCGAACGCTTGAGCACTAAACCATCATTCGTATTTTTTATTTCATTCATCTTTTTAGCGTTTGAAATAAATGGTACTGTATTATCCTTCATGGGTTCTGTTATAACTTTGTTGGGTATAATAGCGTCTACAACTGCATTTTCTCGAAATTCTTCGATGGTTAGGTCACCCCCAAAAACATTCAATGCGTAACGATTGGGTGCTCGCTTGATGGACTCCAATTTACCATAAAGTCTCTTCCGCATCAGTGTGATGTTTCCACAGATGATGCTCCCCTTATTTACACCATACTTATCCAGGGCGTAGGATTTCATACAACTCCATGAACAGAAGTTACCCAGTGTTGTAAATCTTTTACGACGATCGTCGTAACTATAGGGAAGCTGTAATGGTTCTGTCTCGAACGGATGACAACACCACCAGCACCACATCTTTATAGTAAAAAAATATACCCTTTAAATAGGATGAATAATAATCAGAATAATGGGACAACCATCGTTCTGTTGCTCATCATTCTGATGATCAGTTCATCGATGTCATCAGTTGGTGCAGTACTGGGGTTCAATCTATTCACTTCGGTCGGGGCGAGTCGAGAAACTAAAACGTATTTGAATGAAAAGGACAGAAGAGTTGAAAGCCTAGCTGTACAAGCGGGTGTCGACGAGAAAGAGTTGCGTGGTATAGTGGAACAAGAACTCGAAACGTCCTGTATCGTGTATGTCGATAAGAGTGGTAAATGTCCAGATGGAATGAAAGTCGCCGCGAATGGGTGTTGTGAGTTCAAGGATATCAAAAACAAACTTGATCTCAAAACACTGATCGGTGAAATAGCGTTTGCGATCGTGGTCAGTGTTGTTTTAGAAACTCTACTCGTGGCAGGTGTTCAACTCGGAAGGACATACGTTTCTAAAACAGCTGCTCGTAAATTTGCGGCTAAGGTGTCTGCCAAGATGGCAAGAAAACTGGCAACGGGTATAGCGACCCGGTTGTATATAAAGTTCCAAGTGGCGTCGAAATGTCCAGGTGTATGTGGTGCCGCCATCTTGGGATTCGAGCTGATGAGTTTACTTCTGGATCTATCAAACGCTCTCGGATACGATAATTTCATAGAGAACAAAGTTGTGCGACAAACGAGAAACATATCAGAGGTACAGTTCGAAGAAACGTTGAACGAGGATGGTTCTGCACCACCCATGCCATTTTCACCTCTTGTAGCATTCCCAGAATACCAAGAAGAGATGAGACAACATCTCATAGGCGAATTTTTACCGGATGCATTCAGTCTTATGAGTGAAGAATCGATGGTCAAGTTTTTGGTGGCGACGATGGATGACAACACACAACTGTCTGAGCAGATTGAAAAGGAATTCGAACAAGCAATAGAAGTGGCAATGAAAAACACGGATAAACGAGATAAACTCATCTATGACTTCTACGTGAAAAAGGGTAAAGGGCGTGAGATCGAAAAGATACCATTCTTATCATCAGAAAATATCGTCGGTGTCGCACTCACCCAAGGTGCTGCTCAAAAATATAACGATCGCATGAAAGAAAAACACTTACTCTACGCAAACCCATTTAGACCTGCACCCGATGAGATTCCCAAAGATTACTCACCGTTCGTTGCTTCGTACACGGACACATACCGTGTACTGGATCGCCAAAACCCTGGAACGAAAGATAATCCAAATGTCATAGAAAAGAAGCTCCCTAAAAAGGTTTGTCTTCTCAAACCATGGGGAGCACTCGTCGCCTTTTGTGAATACGGTATTCGTGCGGATAACGTGATGAAATCTCAGTCTGCCCAGCGTTTAAACCCTAAGGTGTACGGTGTACAGTTCAACACAGAACGTGGTGATTGTGACTTTACGAATGATTACTGTAAACGCCTGGGCCTAAAACTGAAAAACAATGAATGCACTACACGTCCAGGACAGAAGGAGGCAGAATTTTTACTGGGTGAAACTGCCACTCGTAGTTACATGCGAGATTGGGACAATCGCATCGAAGCATGGAATTCTGGTGATGCTGGAAGTGTTGCTCTAGCGACCGTGTCAGTACTTGGGTGGGTCGTTACACCGTGGATCAACGAAGCTACGGGGGCGATCAAGGATACATACGGTCGAGGTGCTGGAACACCCATGATATGTGGTCCAGATAAAGAACGTAAGGGTGAACTCTGCTACCCAAAGTGTCGTACGGGACCCAACGGTGAAGAAATCTATGAGTCGTCAGCACTTGAATGTGAGGGGGCGTGTCCAACTGGTACTAGAA